CCGTAAGTTTGCTCCTCTATCTGCGGTGGATCAGAGGGAGTGAAGGTGGGTCAGTTTGAATGAGCACCAACAGTAGGTGGGTCAACTTTGTGAGCACTGGGTGGGTCAATCTTTGTGAGCGCTAAAGGTGGGAGAGCCTGTACCCTCACTATGCACCGCTGAAGTCACTGCCAGATGGAGAGATTACGGCTGATATGGCTCCTCCTGGAAGTGGATTCCAGCTTAAAGGACCAGAGTCTCAGATGCGTGGAGGCCGTAGCACCAAAGCTGAATCATTGCTTGCACACACTATCAAACAGACTGAATCCTCAATTATCCGAAGCGAGAAGAGCAGGGTCGATAAAGTGCTCCTCAACTTCCTGAATGAAACCGGTGGTGCAGGCCTTGCCACAATAAACTCCAAACAGATGGTGCCAAAGTACAACAAAGAAGGCGTGTTGATGTATCCGCAGGATATGAGCCAAGAAGATGGAGTTGGATTCATGACAATCAGAGCGGATGGCAAAGAGCACAAGCTGACCTTTCCCGGAGAGCGAGGCAAGCGTATCAGTGAGGCCCTGAAGAATGTCGATGGACAACAGCTAGGGCCCATTCTCAAGACCACCGGGAAGATCAATCGATTCCTCTCACAGGCCAACACCTCATGGAATCCTGGGTTCACAGTTACCAACGCAATAAGAGACGTACAGACAGCAGCTATACAGCTGCAAGATACTCCATTGCAGGGTAAAGGGGCAGCTACGGTGAAAGATGCGCCTATGGCCTACCTGGGGATATATAGAGCCATGTCCAAGGACTCTGTAAAACTGGGTGGATCAAAGAAATTACGTTCTGCTAAGTGGTCCAAGCTCTGGGAAGAATTCAGGCAAGAGGGCGGCAAGGTTGGTTGGGCTGATCTTCATAGTGATGTACTTGATGCAGAGGCCAATCTCAAGAAGATGCTCGATCGCAAGAAGCCAGGTGCAGTGAACTGGACCAAGGATAAAGCTGTAGCAATGGGTGAGTACCTGGAGCGGCTCAATATGAGCATTGAGAACGCTGTTCGGCTCAGTGCTTATCACCAGGGAAAGAAACAGGGGCTCAGTAAACCACAGGCCGCAAAGCTGGCCAGAGAGCTGACGGTTGATTTCAACAGGGGTGGCTCAGCTAAAGAGAGCATGAATGCCCTTTACATGTTTGCCAATGCCGGGGTTCAGGGCAGCACCCGTACCCTTCGAGCACTCAAGAACCGTAAGGTACAGGCTATTGCGGGCTCCATCGTGGCTACCGGTTTTATGTTGGATCAAACCAACCGAATGATGAGCCCGGAAGATGAGGAGGGCAATTCAATTTATGATGCGATCCCGGACCACGTCAAAGAGCGTAACCTGATCATTGTCCCCCCTGGGTCAGCAGAAGAGGCTGATTTCTACAAAATACCACTTCCTTATGGCTGGAATGTTCCCTTCGTTGTCGGCTCTCTAATCGGTGAGCACATGGGCTTTGAACCCAACCCAGAGGCAGAGCTTGCAGACACTACAGGGCGTTTACTGGATGCTGCTCTAGGGTCATTTATCCCCGTTGATCTGGGTAGCAAGACCGGATTGGTTCCCTCAGTAGCGCGGCCATTCGCAGAGATTGCCATCAATGAAGATTGGAAAGGAAGCCCAATCCAGCAGGAGGAGAATCCCTTTAACTCAGGAATAATCCCTGACTCTCATCGCCCATTTAAGAATGATGAGGGGCTCATGGTGGATCTGTTCAAGGATATCAATGAGGCAACCGGTGGTGATGAGTTCCATTCAGGGGCAGTTGATGTCTCAGGCGCAAGTGCCCAGTACATCCTGGAGTTTGCTGCAGGCGGTGCGGGTAAGTTCCTGCTCAACACAGTAGACACAGCAGCATCGGCCATTGACCCAGAAAAAGAGATGGAAGCCCACAAGGTCCCATTTGTCCGGAAGGTAAAAGGTAAGTTTTGGGAGGGGCATCACAGATCCCGTTATTACGAGCTGAAAGAGAAAATCCTCCCTTACAAGAAAGAGTTTGGATCGTTGGATAAAGCTGATTTCAGGGGAAAGGCCCAATGGCGCAAGAAGAACAAAGTCTGGTCTGAGCGTATTGACCGATTCAAGGAGTCTGAGCGTGATCTACGCAAGCTGAGAAAGGCTATTCGTAGGCCGGGGGTGACCCAGAAAACCAAGATGGAAAAAATGCGAGGGATTAATGCAATTTACAAAGAATTTGCCGGAGCATGGCGCAACGATGAAAAGGAGCATGGTGAATGAGCAAAGAGAGCCTAGAGGGAATTGAGTGGTTGGTGAAGGTTAGAAATGACCTTTTGGAGCGGAGACTCAAGATTGGCACTGACCGTAGTGTGTTTATGGCTGAGTGCGCAGCAACTGGGGACCTTGATCGATTACAGGCTGCATCAAAGGAGCTAATGGAGATTAATCACCTACTGCAATTCCCCTTCGATGAGGCAATTTCCTTGTTGGAGTACGGGGGGATTCCTGCTTAATGTCTCGAAAACAGTGGACCGATCGAGCTGATCAAGGATTGTCTGCTTGGGCAGTGTGGAAGCTGCAGCCAGAAAACAGCATGACCAAGCTTGGCTATCCTGGTGCATCTCCTGTTGCACGTGCCGGTATGGCGATTGACCATGGTGACAGGTGGAACCAAGATCACACCCCAGAAATGAAAGGTCATTCATGGCTATGCAGCACAGTGCAGAGCGCACTGGATGTAATGCCTGTTCCACTAGCTGAGGTGCTGGTGGCTCTGTGGTTACTTCCCGGCTCACAGAAGACTATTGCTGATGAGCTGGGCGTTAGTTTCGACACAATGCGCAAGCGGCGAATGGAAGGACTGTTGTTTCTTGAGGGGTGGCTGGTGTCCAACCAGTACAGCAAAACATGATCACTCAACAACGACTCAAAGAGCTGCTTCACTATAACCCTGAGACTGGGGTGTTCACCTGGATCAATCCACCTGAAACAAGAGTTTGTGCGGGGGATGTGGCGGGAGCTGCATCAACCAATGGAGGCGTCAGAATCAAGCTCGACGTGAAGATGTATAGCGCGAGTCAGTTGGCCTGGCTTTATGTCTATGGAGAGTGGCCCGAGGAAATGCTCAGCTTTATTAATCATGATGCAACGGATAACCGGATATCCAACCTCAGGTTAGCTACAAGATCCGATAGAGGGGGGACCCGCAAGCTGAACAAGAACAGCTCATCTGGTTACAAGGGCGTTTCCTGGAATCAGGCAGCTGGCATGTGGTGGGCAAGAATTCAGAGAAATAAGGTCAAGTACGACCTTGGGCTCCACACCACCCCAAAAGCGGCTCACGAAGCCTATGTTGAAGCTGCTAAAACCCTGTTTGGTGAATTTGCGAGGGTAGCATGATGGATCTAATTATCATCGCAGCACTGCTCATCCTGGCGGTATCAGCCAGTCAATTACCGCCGGCCGCGTAGGAGAGCCTCATGACACCTAAGCAGCAAAGATTCGTTGAAGAGTACCTAATAGACTTGAACGCCACTCAGGCGGCTATTCGTGCCGGGTACAGCAAGAAAACAGCTAAAGAGCAGGGTGCGAGACTGTTATCCAAAGTTAACGTCTGCAATGCAATCATTGACGGTAAGAAGCGACGCTCTGAAAAGACGGGTATCGATGCGGCATGGATGCTTCAGAGATTGGGTGATGAGGCTGAGGCTGATTTGGCTGAGCTCTATGATGAAGATGGAAGGCTGAAGCCAGTACATGAATGGCCTTTAATTTGGAGGCAAGGCCTGGTTGCTGGTATCGACGTACATATGTTGCCAGAGGGGTTGGGTGAGGTCGTGAAGGTAAAACTGGCCGATCGAGGCAAGCGGCTGGAGATGTTAGGGCGTCATGTGGATGTACAGGCGTTCAAAGATCGAATTGAGCACTCTGGAACCATCGAAATAGAGTCCGAGCTTAATGAGCGCAGGAGACAGCTAGAGCGTGGAAAGTAAGGAGATGGTCCGATTTGCGGGGGATTGCTACTCAAATCCTCTACTGTACATTCAGCTCGCATTCCCTTGGGGGAAAGAGGGTGGGCCACTTGAGAATTATGACGGTCCGGATGCCTGGCAGGAGGAGTTACTGAACTATGTGGGTGGTCGAATCAAAGAAGATCCCCTGGGTACGATTCGAGATGCTACGGCGTCAGGGCACGGAGTAGGGAAGAGCAGTGTGGTTGCCTGGTTAATCTTATGGGCAATGACTACACGGCCACACCTAAATGGAGTAGTGACTGCTAATACCTTTCCTCAGCTGAATACGAAAACATGGCGTGAGCTGGCCGTATGGCACAAGAGAGCCATCAACGAGCATTGGTTTACCTGGACAGCCACCAAGTTTTTCAAGAAAGAACATCCTGAGACATGGTTTGTATCTCCTATTGCTAACTCAGAGAACAATTCAGAGGCATTCGCTGGCCAGCATGGTGAGCACACGCTGATTATTTACGATGAGAGTTCAGCTATTCCAGATGTTATCTGGGAGGTGTCGAGTGGTGTGAATGATCCAAGGGCAATGTGGTTCGTCTTCGGCAACCCAACCAAGAATACAGGCAGATTCAAGGAGTGCTTCGGACGACACCGCAACCGATGGAATACCCGCCAGGTTGATTCACGTGAATGTAAGATGCCTAACAAGGATGAGCTGCAGAAGGATGTAGACTCCTATGGTGAGGATTCGGATTTTGTTCGAGTGCGCATCAAGGGCGAGTTCCCGAGAGCAGGTAGCAATCAGTTTATCTCTGCCGAGGTTGTAGATAATGCGATCAAGCGCGAGGTAGAGGTTCCTGTTGGGTCTCCTAAGCTGCTCG